ACGCCACGAGAATGGTCTAATTTAAGCGCAGACAGACTAGATTCAGACCAAGACTACACTTTACAAAATCTAATATTTATTAGAAATGATGAAAATTCAAGAAAAAAAAATACTACTTATGAGGACTGTAAAATACAGATAAGACTACACGAGGAAAGATTTATTAAGAAGGAGTCCATATGATGAATAAGATAAATTATTACGAAGAAACGATTGCTAAACTTGAAGAAAAGATTACTAAACTTGAAGCCGATGCTTTGGTAATTAAATATAAAAAAGAACGTAATTATTTAAGAAATAAAGAATATCAAAAACAATGGAATTTAAAAAACAAGGGATATAAAAAAGAATACAATAAAGAATACCGTTTAAAAAACAAAGAACGTGTAAAAAAACACACTAGAGAATACTATTTAAGAAATAAAGAACGTATAGCACGATATAAAAAAGAATACCGTTTAAAAAATAAAGAAAAAATAGCTGAACACAACAAACGATATTGGAAACAATATTATTTAAGAAACAAAGAACGGCTAGACAAAGCACACAGAGAATGGAGATTAAATAATAAAGAACGTGTAAGAGAATGGAATAGAGAATCCTATTTAAAAAATAAGGACATTATATGATGAAAAGAAATAAGGCATGGACTAAAGAATATAAGAAAGAATATGAGAAACAATATCGCTTTAAAAACAAGGAAAGAATAAACAAGCTCGCCAGAGACCGGCGAGCAAGGAATGTGGAAAGATACAGAGAATATGACAACCGATGGTGGGCAAAAAATAAAGAAAAATATCGGCTGCACAATTTATCGCCTGAAAGACAGGAAAGAAAAAAAGAAATATGGAAAAAATCACGTATTAAAAATAAAGTAAAAAGAAATAAATATGGTCATGAATGGTATTTAAGAAATATAGAAAGTGTAGCAATATATAATAAAGAACGTCGAGACGATCCAAAACACAGAGAAAAATATAGGGAATATTGGAGAAAAGGAATGAGAAAAAGATTAGCTAATCCGAATACAAAACTAAAACATTATTTAAGAACGAGACTCCATACGGCATTAAAGGGGAAACATAAATCAAAAAGAACAATGAAGCTACTCGACTGTACTATTGATGAATTGTGGATCCATTTGGAATCTAAATTTGAACCTTGGATGACCCGACAAAATTATGGCTTATGGCATGTGGACCATATTAAAGCGTGCTCTAAGTTTGATCTAACCGACGCTGCGCAGCAGCGTGAATGTTTTCATTGGAGTAACCTCCAGCCTCTCGAGGCCGTGGTTAATATTAAAAAGGGCAATCGATGATGAGAAAAATACTCGGGCCTCCGGGAACAGGGAAAACAACACGTCTCTTACATTATGCTCGAACTTTTCTTAAACTAGGAACCCCTATTGATAAGATAGGATATTTTGCTTTTACAAAAAAAGCTGCTGGAGAAGCTAAGGAAAGAATGCTTGATCAAAACCCACACCTTAGTGAAAAACAATTGAAACATTTTAGAACTCTTCATTCTCTGGCCTTTTGGAAATTAGGAATGAAAAAAAGTGAAGTGATGCAGGATGAGCATTACGAAGACATAGGAAGAAGTCTAGGAATAGAAGTAACAGTCTATAGTACGGGAGAAGAAACAACCGGCTTTGTTAATTCAGACAGTGAATATTTTAATATAATTAATGCAGCTCGAATCAAAGAGGTGTCCACTGAGGAAGAATATAATACGGACATGTATTCTCAAGACTTAGATAGAAATTTATTACATATTTTAAAAGCAGAATTAGACAACTATAAAAAAGCATATTCCCTGAAAGACTACACAGATATGATCGAAAATTTCATTGTGTCAGAATTATGTCCGAAATATGACGTCGTATTTATTGATGAAGCACAAGACTTATCGCCGATTCAATGGAAAATGTTTGATATTTTAAAGAAAAATTCCAAACATATTATCTTGGCTGGTGATGATGATCAAGCTATCTATGGTTGGGCCGGTGCCGATGTTAAAAGATTTCAACAACAACCTGCAAAAGAAATAGTACTACCACAATCTTATCGAGTTCCTAAAATGGTTCAACATATTGCTGACAATATTTTAAGTAGAATACCAGATGAACGAAGACTAGAAAAAAAATGGAAAGCACGAGAGGAAGATGGGTTTGTACAGCCGGTTACTTCTATTGAAGATGTTCCTTTACATGAAGGGAAATGGTTAGTGTTAGCGCGACACAATGATAAATTAATAAAACTTAAACCATTACTCAGAGACATGGGAATTTATTTTGAATACAAAAAGAAAAAAAGTTACCGGACGAGGCTTTACAGCGCCATTCTAAATTATATACGTTGGACAAATGGATCCCAACTCTCTATCTCAGAGTGTAAGGATTTATTTGAATTTTTTGGAAAGGAATTTCCAGAAAAAGAAGAAAGACTTTATGATCTAAAAGAATTTGGTTACAGCCCTACCCAGCAATGGTTTGAGGTTTTTGAAACTGAACCTGAAGATAGTCTTTACATTAGAAATATGATGCAGGGGGGTGAAGAATTATCCAAAGAAGCTAGAGTTAAACTATCAACGATTCACGCAGCCAAGGGAGGGGAGGCTGATAATGTTTTACTCATCATGGATAATACCAAAACTATCAGGGAAGCTATAGAAAAAAGCCTTGATAAAGAAGATGAAGAACACCGGATTTGGTATGTGGGCGTCACGCGTACTAAACAAAATTTATATATTATGGCGGCAAAAAAGGAGGATAAAGGATATGACATCGAAAGTTTACAGTAAACAAATTGGAGGAACTCATTACAAAGATATGAGAATCCAACCAAGCGAGTTTATTAACAAGAACAAATTGCTTTTTGCAGAAGGGAATGCTATTAAATATATCTGCAGACATGCATCTAAAGGAGAAGTACAAGATCTAGAAAAGGCTAAGCATTATATTGATATGATAATTGAAAGAGATTATGGCCCTCAAGAAAGTTGGATAGATGGCTACAATAAATGGAAAGAGTTATCAGAGAAGGGAGTGGTTAGTAATAAAGTAAAACTTGGAGATTTAAAAAAACTTTTAAAAAAAGAAAGGTGCCCACATAATTAATGCGAATCCCTAGATTTGAAGCTCAAACCGAATGGGTGAAGCCTACCGAATTTCCTGATCTACGTCAGGTAGATGAAATAGCCATAGATTTAGAGACAAAAGATCCTGATCTTATTAAAAAAGGGTCCGGTGCTATTATTGGTAATGGAGAAGTTATAGGTATAGCGGTCGCTACTTCTTTTTACAAAGGATATTTTCCCATTGCTCATGAAGGTGGTGGTAATATGGAAAAGGCCAAAGTTTTATTATGGCTTAAAGATATTTTAGAAGCTCCTTCCACAAAAATATTTCATAATGCTATGTATGACATTTGTTGGTTGCGCAAACTAGGATTTAAAATTAATGGTGACATTGTTTGTACCATGATTGCAGCAGCAGTGACTGATGAAAATAGATTTCGATATGATCTTAATAGTTTGTCGTGGCATTATCTAGGTTATGGAAAAAATGAAAGAGCACTGGCCGAAGCTGCGGAAGAATGGGGTATCGATCCTAAAGCAGAGATGTATAAATTACCTGCGATGCATGCAGGATCTTATGCCGAACGAGATGCAGAAATTACTCTAGGCCTCTGGCAAGAACTTAAAAAAGAAATTATTCAACAAGATGTCGAGGACATCTTTGATTTAGAAACAGATCTCTTTCCATGTCTAGTCGATATGCGATTCAAAGGCGTTCGAGTTGATATTGAAAGAGCTCATGCAATGAAGAAACAATTAATAAAAGAGGAGCAAGAACTCTTACAGAAAATAAAATTAGAGACTAATATTGATACACAAATCTGGGCTGCACGATCTGTCGCTAATGTATTTGACATGTTGAAAATAGAATACCCTCGAACAGACAAAACATCTGCCCCCTCTTTTACTAAAAATTTTTTACAAGAACATAAACATCCTGTTGTTAATATGATTGCTAAAGCCAGAGAAATTAATAAAGCTCACACCACATTCATTGATTCTATTTTAAGATACGAACATAAAGGTAAAATCCATGCAGAAATTAACCAACTTAGAAATGCAGGAGGTGGAACGGTCACAGGAAGATTTAGTTATCAAAATCCCAACCTTCAACAAATTCCCGCTAGAAACAAAGACTTAGGACCCAAGATTAGAAGTCTATTCATACCTGAAGAAGGATGTAAGTGGGGGTGTTTCGATTACAATCAACAGGAACCGAGACTCGTAGTTCATTATGCATCTCTTTATAAACTTCCATCAGTGTATGAAGTGGTTGACTCTTACAAAGAGGACTCTAAAGCAGACTTCCATCAAACTGTAGCTACTATGGCAAAGATTCCTAGATCTCAAGCCAAGACAATTAACTTAGGATTATTTTATGGAATGGGTAAAGGAAAACTTCAGTCACAACTAGGAGTGACCAGAGAAAAAGCAGTAGAGTTATTTAATCAGTATCATGCAACGGTTCCATTTGTAAAACAGCTCATGGAGAAAGCATCTAATAGAGCACAAGAGCGAGGACAGATTCGTACATTACTAGGCCGGCTTTGTCGATTCCCTTTGTGGGAACCTAGTTCATTCGGGATGCATAAAGCATTACCGCACGAAGAAGCACTCAGGGAACATGGACCAGGAATTCGAAGAGCATATACATACAAATCATTAAACAAATTAATTCAAGGCTCAGCAGCAGACATGACTAAAAAATCTATGTTAGATTTACATAAAGAAGGAATTGTAGCTCATATTCAGATACATGATGAACTTGATTTATCTATTGAGGATGATAAACAGGCAAAACGAATTGTTGAGATTATGGAAAATGCTGTTACACTTGAGGTTCCCAACAAAGTAGACTGTGAATTTGGTAAAAATTGGGGGGACATATACGACTAACAAGGAGGAAACATGGAAAAAGTTAAACAACTTTGGACATTAGCAAAAGCTAATCCAAAAATATCTGCCGCTGTTGTGGTAGCTATTGTTGCTGTTTATTTCTTAGCAACGTAGGAGTTTTATGATAAATGGCATATCTAAACGCGAATATACCGACGATCTATGCACAGATTCGGAGAGAGTATCTCTATGATCTTAAAGAACATCATGGCGAAGCTGAAGACTGTATCATTTTCGGGCTGGCTAGTCTCACTGGTCGACCGATTTTGTTCCATGCCATTATGGAAAACGGTGCAGTCTTTTACCGTTTACCCATCTCTGCATTTATTCAAAAAGGATATGCTGTCGAAGAAGTTCCTAGGATGCGACTTGACGAGCTGGAGCTATGGAATTGTTTTAGTTACTATCCTAGTGTTAGTACTTTTGACATCCTTCTAAGCCAATCAGGAAAATATATAGGAAAAGATAAGAAATGGTATCCAGGTGCCTATCTTTTTACGGTTGACTGGGCTCACCCAGAGAGTAATATTGTAGATACTGATCATTCGGAGATCCCGCAAGAACATAAGTGCGCACATATCATAGCCCTAGAAAATGGTAACTATGCGGCTCAGCCAAACAATAGATTAATATGGAATATTCCATCTTTTACTGTTAAGGATGAAATTCCTTTTGACTGGAAGACTCAGAGCAGCGAATGGAACGTAGAAGATAGTAGAAAATGGAAAACAGAAGATACTGACAAGTACTTCTATGGAATTGAGGAAATAAAAGATGACAAAGTGTAAAAACTGTAGCTGCAATTGCCACTGTTCTTTACAGGAACATTCTGATATGTATGGAGTGTGTTCTTGCTCGGCCTGTATGTGTGATAAAAAAGAGGTTGTAGTAGACGACACAGGAGAATGTGAAACGTGCCAATAGATCGAAAAAAATGTTGTGGTACGCACTCAAAAGAAAAAGAAGACAAAGGCGAGTGCTGCCAACAAAGCGAACAAGAAAACGCGGAAGCGTTAACGTATGAACATTCCGTATTTAAAGTAAAGGAGCAAAATGAATAAATTATTCTTGGTGTTAGCCCTATTATTT